CTAACGTAACGGCATCATCTTTGATACCGTCCGTTCCTGTTTTTGTTAATGCCATTTAGTCTGCCTTTTCTGCTGTGTTTCCTTTTTCTACCCACTCAAGGTACTTTTGATAATCTACGTTTGCAGGGTCTAAAGGTATATATGTGTTACCTACTGTTTTTATAGAATCTAATTCTTTAGTAAAAGAATTGTTAACTAATTTATAAATAGGATTTTCTGGAAATGCCATAGTTATAACTCCGCTGATGCTTTCATAATTGCAGAAGAATCGTTTACCCAGTTTGGTATATAGTTGCTGTTACCTTCATTACTTCCTGTTGTTACTAAAACTCCATCTACAGACGCATTACCACCACTAGCTGTACCTGAAGCTCCACCGGGTTGAAAGTTACTTATTGATGGGTAAGTTATAGTTGGTATTGCTCGCATTGTTTGTTTAAAAGGAACATAAACACGAAATGTACTGTCATAAGGAACTTTACTTGCTGCTAAACCGTCTAAAGATAAAGCCTGAAAATATCTCTGACATAAAACAAACTCCTGTGCGTAGCTACGCTGCTCAATATCTGTTGCCACGCTGCCTAATTCTAATTGTACATTTGCAATATCTATTGTATAAGCTGCTGTTCCTGTGTCTGCTGCGGGCTGCCTAAAAACTTCTAATTCATAATAACTATTATTGTTTGTGCCTAAAGTCTTTCCAGATATGCTTGGCGGTGTAAATGTAAAAGTTTTCTTTGCCCAACTTGTAGTCACTGTAAAATCTGAAACACCTGTATCAACAACATTAGATGCACTTCCGCCAGTTCCAAAATTTTGTCTGTTTGTAATAGTAAAATTACCTCCAGCAGGGTTAGTTCCTTTTGCCCAAAAACTTAAAGTTACAGCACCTTGTACTTTATCAACACCCTCTATCCGTTGCCTTAATGCACAATTATTATTTCCAGTTGTAACTGCATATCTTAAAAAATATTTTGGATTACTTGGTACATCAGTTTGACCAAGATCAAAAGCTTGTCTTGTAACTTGTTTAGTAGCACCTGAAGAAGCAAGAGTCCAACGATCAGCAGCTAAAATCCCATCAGTTGTATTAGAACCACTATCAGTTCCCCTTTGCCAAATATCAAATTGACCATTAATTATTAAATTTTTATTACTTCTGTTAGTTACATTCGCTGTACAAGTCCCATCGCTTGCCAACGTTATGGCATCGCTTGTTGCGGAATTGGAACGGATTCCGTCTACTTTTAATGTGCTCATGGTTTAGGATATTTATCTTTTGTTTCCTTTATTTTTGCCTTCCAGGCATCAATGCCAGAATGGTAAATTAAATCCAACTGATCGACCACAGAGGGATATTCGGCTGCTCTATCTTTTTGATATTTAGTATCAGTTAATTCTTTGTCTATTGCTGTTCGTGCAGCATCTATCTTGCTTTGATCTAGAGTTACAGGCTTACCATCTTTATCTAAAGCACCTACTGACTCATCAATACAAACAACTGTTCCATTATATGCTTTAAAAATAGCGTCAAAATCTAAATTCATGCTGCTATCTCCATAAGGGTTAGATGTGAACAAGATCGAGGATTGCCGTTATCATTTACGTCACTATGACCTCTATTAAAAAGAATGTAGTAACTGTTTCCCGAACTAGCTCTATATTGCAATTGATAGTTAATAGTATTTGTAGTGTTGTGATCTGTATCTACTGCATATATAGCCATAGGTGATGGAGTTTGAGCAGCAGTACTTCCGGGTGATCTGTAGTTATTACCGAATTGTGACGCTACTCTATTACCAAGACCACTACTACTACCCAACCAACCTGTAGGGCTTGAGTAGCTACCACCATTTATACTTCTAACAAATCTACCAAAACTGTATTGTTGATGAGATTCTAATACGATAGAACCGGCTAAAATAATTTTGCTATTAGCAAATTCTGGTGTTATTGATATTGTAAATCCAGATACGTCTGCATAAGTTGAACTCATTTGTAAAGCTACTGCATCTGTTTTTACAAAATTTACTGTTTGAATAACACTTTTAGATTTTGGGTTTGTTGTTGTCAACAATGTTCCATCAGCAGTTGCTGGTAGTGTAATCGTCCTATCAGACGCAGGGTTACTGGATGGTGCAGCGATGATTACGCTGTTACCACCCGAATGTTTTAATTTTATTGAACTCATGGTTTAGGATTGTCTGATTTTACTTTTGCAATGGCATCGACCCAGGTTGTTGTACCATTCTTTTTGTCCCAATATTGCATGTCTAATTGTTCTTGTATTGATGGATATTCGTCTACTCTTTTAAATCTATAATCAAGCTTTGAAAGCTCAACTCTTGCAGCGTCTATTTTGCTTTGCTCTAAGGTAATAGACTTACCATCTTTATCAAATGCACCTGTTCCGTCATCAACAGTTACAGCATCAGGATATGCTTTATAAATAGCTTCGTGATCTAGACTCATGCTGCCACCTCCATAGCTAACATTGATGATGCAAATCTAAATTTGTCACTTCCATTTCCATCATGTTGAGTTCTATTTACATACATATTTGTATTACTACCTTCTCCTATTACTTGTAGCTTGTAAGTTGTTGCACTTGTAGTATTTGGAGAATCTAAAAAAGGAGTGCAGTAATGATAATTCATAACACTATTTGGAGGATTACCTTGACCAGCTGTGACTTGTCTTCTATTACCGGCTGAATCTGCAAAATGTATTGTTGTTGAATCTCTCTTTATTTGCCAACCATGTCTATGAGATTCAGCGGCAGCTAAATTTAGACTTGGCATTATTAAAATTTTGCTACTTGAAGATGTGGGTGTAATCGTTACTGTCATGCCTGTAACGTCTACAAAAGAACTGCCAGTATTAGAACTCCAAGAGTCAGTTTTTACTGTCTGAACAACTTGAAGAATTGCACCTGCACCTCTTTTAGCTGCGGTTACTGCATCATCTGCAATTTTTGCAGTTGCTACAGCATTAGCAGCAAGCATATCTGTATCTACTATTCCGTCAGGTAGCCCACCTACGGAAACTCCCGTAAGAGTTCCGTTTCCATTAATTGTTATTGCCATAATTAAACCACTGTGTAAGTACTACCAGAACTGATAGTTAAAGTTATTCCGTTGTTTACTGTTACTGGACCAGCACTCATTCCATTCGACCCTGTTGGAATTGTGTGCGAGGCACTAATTGTTTGACTGTTTTCATATATTGCTCCGCCAGCTTTTGTTGAAGATAATCCTGTTAAATTAGCTCCACTAACTGC